ACGATGACCGATAAAAGGATTCAAATGCTACCCGCCGATAAGGTAATCTCAAGCTCAGGTGATGACTACACCATGTCTACCGATACTTAAGGCTCAAGTAAGGGAGAAAAAAAAAAAAAAAGTCAGAGCGTAATGGCGGGTCCTATAAAACTTACCGAGGTTGACTTCGAAGAGATAAAAGAAAATCTAATCAACTATCTTAAGTCGACGAAACGCTTCACCGACTATGATTTTGAAGGATCTAATCTTCAAGTTATCCTCAATCTAATTTCGTACCAGGCACAGTTAAATGCCTACACGACTAACATGTTGGCGAACGAGTCGTTTCTCTCCTCGTCAACGATAAGAACTAATGTCGTTGAGAACGCCAACATGCTTGGCTATCTCCCAACTTCTGCACGAGCAGCTATTTCTGAGTCTGATTTTGATTATCAACTGAACCTGGATAATTATCCACAGGGATATCCATCGTATCTTGAGATCCGTCCCGGCCCTTTGTTGACAGCAGGGAATGGAAATGAGACATTTACCTTTAATATTCTTAGTCCTCAGGTTGCCGCAGTCGCATCGAGCGGGCAAGTGAGGTTTAGGAACGTTCGTTCCTACGAAGGTTTTGTTGTTGAGATTGATTTTGAGGTTAACGATGCTCTTGTAAATCAGCGATTCTTCCTTGAGAACGAGAACATCGACACCACAACCATCACAATTGAGGTTCAGGAAGATCCCAATGAGGACATCACTGCCTTCTATCAGCAGGCAAACAACCTTACAACCCTGACAGAAGAGAGTAGAACTTATTGGGTTGAGGAAACTCGGGATTCACATTATGAATTGAAGTTCGGCGATGGATATTTCGGGCGTAAGTTGGCAAATGGCGCTAAAATTCATGTCACATATCTTGTCACCAACGGCAATCTCGCCAATGGAATGGCAAATACAACCAACGAAACCTTCGTTGGCAAGGTTTTTGACTCATTCGGTTATGCTGTAACCCAAAGAGCAAGCATTTTGTCGACATCTTTGACGAAAGGAGGCGCAGATATCGAGGATGTTGCGTCAATCAAGCTCAGAGCGCCTAAAAATTATGCGGCACAGAACAGATGTGTCACCACTGATGATTACGAAGCGCTAATTAGGCAAATTTACCCTGCTACAGAAGATATTTACGTCTTCGGAGGGGAGGAATTGGAGATTCCGCAGTATGGAAGAGTTTATATCTCTATCAAACCCAAGAACAGCGATGCTATTTCGATGATTACCGAGAAGTACATCAGAGAGTCGCTTCAGTCGGTAAGAGTCGCATCATTAGATCTGGCATTTGTCGACCCGACAGTTATAAACGTCGAGTTAGATTCTTTGGTTTACTATAATGAGAAGAACACAACCAAAGACTCCTCATTGATTGTTGCGGATGTTGTCAACAACCTCACAAGCTACAAAGACTCGTCTGTATTGTCTAAGTTTGGTGGAGCAATGCGGTATTCAGTCATTGCTGCCATAATCGATGACTCGGACAAGTCAATCACCCGCAATAACACCAAATTTAGACTGCGAAGGGACATCAAACCAGTCATTAACACCTCTGCAAGCTACAGGTGCTGCTTTGACAACCCAATTATCGAGAATGAGAAGATTTCGGTGTTCGCATCTTCTGGTTTCCAGCAAGAAATCAATGGTGTCTTCGATGACAAGGTGTATTACATGGAAGACGATGGAAAAGGCAACATCAGAACCTTCTACATCACCAAAAATAACACAAAAGTCATCGCCGACACCCATTTTGGCACTATTGACTATGAAGAGGGCACCATTCAGTTCGGATATGACAAACCTGTCAAGATAATCAATGTAACCACCGATAACTCAGTCCTTGAGCTGCGAGTTTTGCCTCGCGAGCAAGATATCATTGCCAAAGAGAGCGTTTTTCTTAATCTTGATATTGGATCGTCGAGTATCGGCGCGACAGTTGACACACAGATTGCCAAATCATGAAAAATAAGCGAATAGTCAATCCTTCAGACTTAGTCGACTCAACTCTACCTCTTTATATCAACGAACAGTACGAAAGGTTCGTTGAGTTTATGTCAAAGGCTCTTCAGAGCGAAGAGCGGATGGGTTTTGGACAAGACATCTTACAAAAGCTGAGTGTTTATCGAGATTTTGAGACATATCGCAAACCTATCGTTGAATACACTCGTTTGCACAGATATGTCGACGATTTTTCGCTCTCAACAGAGCAAGAGCGCGAACCTCTCTTTGTAATCGAGCAAGGTAAGACTTTATCGACAGGAAGGACCAAAGATCAGCGTCCGACCCGCGATAGAATCTCACCTTTGGAAGTTACCAATTCTTTAGAGGCAGTTTTAACGACTTTTGAAGACGAACGCCTTGTTTTGGAGTCTGGAGAAGGATTTCCTCTAAATGACGGCGTCGTGATGATTGACGAAGAGATTATTCTCTATCGTTTGCGAGAAGGCAACATTTTATATGATTTGCAGCGGGGCGCATCGGCAACAACGGTAATTGGCGACTTTTTGCACCCGTCGACTTATCAAAACTCTGTTCCTGCCGAACATTTTCATAATGCGAAGGTTTATAACTTATCGTGTCTCTTTTTATCCGGTATATTAAGTCTTATTCATAAAACTTACTGCCAACCCATCGATTCCGACAAAGTTGCGAAACCAATCGACCGTGCTTCAGTTCTCAAGTACATAAAGGACTTTTTCCAATCCAAGGGCACGAAGTTAGGCATCAAGTCGCTGTTTAAGATTCTGTTTGCCGAGAATGATGTCGATGTGACTTATCCTGGCGACAGGAGGATCGTTCCATCGAAATCAACTTGGTACGAGAGCGCCCTGTTGCGCGTGGTGCCGGTTCCATTTGAATTGTCAATGAGTACGCTGCCAGATGTGGCACCGGACAGACTTATTGGACAGGAGCTTCAACTCAAGTCATATAACAACGACAAGGTTTACGGCACCATCATAATTGATTACGCATCGAAATATAACTTCAAGGGCGAGTCACAATACGAGTTGTGGGTCGAAAAACATAATATCAAGGGAGACACAGTCGCTAATCCCAAAACAGTCCTAACTCGGGACTTGCATATGTGGGGAACGGATGATGATGCGGTCGATGTCCACACAATCACCGTTGAGTCGACTTTAGGCTTCCCAGATTCGGGATTCGTGATTATTGAGCGAGAAGCAATCTTTTATGAGTCAAAATCGTTTAATCAGTTCTTTGGTTGCATCAGAGGTGCGATCGGAGTCGACTTTTTCCACGAATCTGGCACAGATGTCCACGGACCTTATTTTTATGAAGGGACAGTCATTATTGACGGAGTTCAGCACCTGTCTCGGTCATTCCCACTTGGATTGGTCAAGGATGTCGAGGTAAGGCATCCTGGACTGCTCCACGAAACCACAGATGATGTAATTCTCGATGGGCCTGGCAAAATCGATCCACGAGAGCCAATTATGGCTTCCTTTATGGAGAACTATGAAGATGTGCTCGTTGCTCAGTCTCTAAGGATGCCATCAGTCGAATACTTTGGAAATTACTCTGCTGGAGTCAATGGAGTCTATTTTGACGACAAGCACGTCTTCGCTGCGTCCTCAAATCTTCCTTACAGCATTGTAGGCCCATTCTCCCGCAAAAACATCTTCACTCTTGGCAACGAAGAGATCGTCGATTTGTTCACAGAGGAGGATGAGTACATCGTTGCAGAGAATCGCCGAACTGGCGAAGTGGTTGGGCCAGAGGTGGTTGGACAGAGTCATATGCACGTTATTCCCCGGCGTGGTGAGATATTACCCAATGACAAGTATAATCAGCAGATAAGAGAGAAGGGAACCGATGCAATCGGCGTGTGTGCCGATGGCGTTCCTTATTACAGTTGTGTTGCCCCCTATTTCGAGGCACAGGGCAAAATCTGCAAATATGTGATAAAAGAGGGAGGAGAGGATTATAAGCACCCCACTTTGCTCGTTGACGGCAAGGTTGTCGAAGAGGTGATGCGAATTGACGACACAGGCAAGATTCTTAGAGTTACAAACACCAGCGATGAGAACTTCAAGGCAATTCCCGAGACTCGCATCACCAGTGGCGAGGGAGCAGAGATAAGTTTCGACTTTGATATGTATGGACGCATCAGAGGCGTCAGTATTAACAATGGTGGTAAGTATTACCACGACCTCCCTGCAGTGACTGCTGTCGATGCTAGCGGCAGAGGAAAAAGCGCGGTGTTCGCTCCCATTGTTGAAGACGGCACGATTATTGATGTAGAGATTGTCCATCAGGGAATTGATTATTCACCAGAGAACACCTACGGATTGATCACTCCAGTTGGCAAAGGTGCTGAGATTGAAGCAGTAATTCAATATTATCAGTATGACCGCCATTATGAGATCGAAAACTCCGTCGAGTGGTTCTATGATCAGGGTGGCGGATTCCCATTTGAGAATAAAGTTGGAGTCAGAACAAATTACGCATATATCACTCGTCCCGACTGGTTGTCAAATAAAATGGGCGATGAGCCACTTTTGCGGGCATCTCACTCGCCATTGATGGGATATGCCTTTGATGGCAACCCAATTTATGGACCTATCGGTTATGCGAACAAAAAAGATGATACGAACGGGTTTGTTCATTACAGAAGCTCATATGTGCTAAGAAAGGACAGAAGTGAGATAAGACCCTCCGGTGGAGACTTACCTGAGATCGGAACTTTGCCCCCTAATGTCGAAGCCTTCCCAATGGGTACTTTCGTCGAAGATTATGAATACAACCCAGATGCGGCAGTTGACAAGCTTGCAGAGAAGACAAACCTCTCTGCTTTCGCTCCTCGCAACTTACCCAATGATGTTCCCACGATCGGCGACCTTCCGATCACTCAGGGACTGCAAACTCATAAACCTGAGTGGTTAGTGACTGATAGGTTCCCCGATTTGATTGATGGCGAGTTGCCAGGTCTCCTGGATGAGTATAACAGCATTATTTGCAACACGCCGGAATATCCGAAAGAACTGTATCCAGATGGCGTTAGGTGCTATTTCTTAACAGTCGATTATGACTTGGTGCCAGAATACCCTTATGTAATCGGATGGACATTTTACAATCGCCCTATGTCGCAACATTTGCGATATATCACTTCTGATGGATTAGAGGCGGTTGATATGCTTGCAGATGGCGCAATGAGTTCATATGACGAGACAGAGCTTGTTTTCGATTATGATAAAGTCGATAGATTCCGAAACGACTTCCTTGAGTCGACAAAAGAGGAATTGGAGCTTGAAATCGCCGATACTCTTGATGGGGACATCGATCAGATCCTCGTTGAGGATGGATTGCCAAAAACCAATAAAGTCGGAGATATTGTTCTTTATGACAGCAGAGATACTGGAGGTGCTGGCGCAGAGGGCAGAATTTCGTTTATCAAAGGCGAGGACATCGATAACGCCTTTGGAGAGAACATCGAGACCGTGGTACTCTCCCACATTCAGATTATCAACGTCAATGCCTGTATCCACCTGAGTCCCGATGGATTATCGGTTGTCACTGGTGCAACCTTCGTCCTTGAGC